ATACTTCCCAAAACTGGTTATGTCCCATTGGCGTACCTATAAATAAAACTGATCCTAGTTTATCTGATACTGCTGGTCTTACAATTTCTGTCCATACTCTTGGAGACATGATAGCATATTCGTCCATCACAACTTTATCAAATCCCATTCCACGAATACTATCTGGATTGTCTGCCCCAAAAATTTGAATACGTGATCCATTAAATAGATCTATTCTTAATTCTGTTTCATTTCTACTACCACCAAAATGCATTAATGGTTTTGTGTAGTATTTTAAATATTCCCAAGCGATAGCCTTACCTTGACGATAAGTCGGTGCTATGAATGCACAAAGGGATCTTTGTTTATCTGCTGCTGTCTTAATTAATTCGTTAATAGCTAATACTGATTTACCAAATCGTCTATGACATACTAGTACACTAAATCTTTTAAGTGATGCATGTACATCTTGTTGGTAAGGTCTAGGCTTATAAGGTATTTCTACTTCAGCGACTTTTTTCTTAGTCGTCTTTTTGCCAGGAGACTTTGATTGCGATTGGTTCATCTGTTCCTATTTTAGTATTAGTTGATGCTAACCTCGCATGAACAAATGGTGCTGCTTTTTCGGCTGCATACATTTTACGTTCAGGTGAGCTCATAGGATTGTTTAACACAGATAATAAATAATCCAAAGGAGAATGTTGGTATTTTACAGCCATCTCCTCCATAGACTTCCAATTCTTTTTAGTTTTTGCACCAGCAGGTCTACCAGCTCCAGGTCTTTTACCACCATGGTTCTCTGATTTATCTACTTCGTTTTCGTATGTTTTATCTTCAACCATTATAACATCCATTTACCTTTTTTATTATATTGTCTAAAAGGAGTTCTTGATGCAGTTTTTTCACCTTTATTAACTATAGCTTTACCACCATAATATAAACCTGTAGCTATTGCACCTGGCATACCTAATACTCCTGATTTTAAAGCAAACTTACCTGTCTTTGATAAAGCAGATCCAGTCTTTTTAAATAAACCTACAGTTGGAGATATAAAATCTTTGTAGTTTTTAGTTGCAGAAGGTATTACTTTTTTATTAACAAACTTTTTAGCTTTGTTAACTTTTACTCTTATTCTAGATTTAAGAGCTTCTCCTTTAGAATAAACAACTATATTTGTACCTTTGTTTTTATTGTAGCCTTTTACATTAGCCATGTTAATAACCTTTTTTCATTTTCTTGCCAGTTTTTTTAGCATATGCTTTGGCTTTTTTTTTACCAGCTTTAGTGTAACTAAATTTTTTCTTTCCTACTTGTGGCATAATTATTCCTTATTTATTTTAGATGCAGTATAACCACCAACAGCTCCTGCTCCTGCAGCATACTTCATTTTATTTCTTTTAACGTGTTTTTTTATTTTTGTTCCTTTTTTAGCTAAATTACTTTTAACAGTTTCTGACTTTGGTAATTTTGCAGATAAAGTTCTCATAGCATCTTTAGCATCACTCATATATTTTTTAGCATATTGTTTACCAACAAACATATATGTTTTGATTCCCATCATCTTAGTAGTCCTCTCATAGCAGCTTCTCTTGAATTAGGCATAGGCATATTACCACCTGGTCGTTTACCCATCATTGCCATTTGTTGTTGAGCTTGAGGGTTTTGCTGCTGTAATAAACCCTGTTGCTGTTGTTGTTTAGCCTGTTCAGGCATAACTTTTGCTCTTATTATTAAAGCTAACTTTTGTCCTTCTTCTGGACTTAAGTTAATCATTTCATCAGCTAATTTTTCTAGTTTTTTACTCATTATCCTGCCATGTATTTTTTAGGTTGTTTTTTATCTTTGTTTCTACCTGCTAAATATCCTGCTCCTAAGAATACTGCTTTAGGTGCTATAAGAGCTGCACCTATACCAACTTTTGCTAATGTTGATGCTTTGTTCCATTTTCTAGCTAGTGCAGTCATAGGGTCTTTTAATTTTTTTAATGCTTTTCTTCTTTTTGCGTATTTCATATTAACAATTCCATGCTCTTAATGATTTATTTATTCTGCTATTAGGATCTCTTGCAGTCTTAGCAGAGGTTAGCTTACGTTTCATGCCTTTCATTCTAGCACAAAAACTAGCTCTACGTTTGTTTCCTACTTTTTTACTAGGTCTTTTTAAAGTTCCCCCAGTCTGTCTCTTATAACTAGCACGACCTTTGGCATTTAAACCCCCCTTTGGGTTCTTGCCTTCTTTACGCTGCCATGCTGCTGTCTTTGCCATTATCTTTTCTTAGCAGTCTTGGCTGCTCGTTTAAATTGTTTAGCAGTTGGTGCACCTTTGGCCCCTTTTTTTCGCATTTTTTCGTTTGATCCTGCTTTGATTCGCTTTCGCTTAGCATGAATGTTTGCGTATAGTCCTCGTTTTGCCATTATATGCTCGATTTATAGTCTTTTAGTTTTGCTTTTTTTCTAAATTTAGGATCTTTTAAGTTTTTAACTAATTGATCACGTTTTTTCCAGCTCTTTTTTAAAGTTTTTGCTGAAAGTTCACTAATCATTGGTAGTTGTAAATATGATCTCATAATTATCTTCCTTGTCCTTTGTATCTCTTTAGCTTTTGCTGTAGTTTTTCCGACTTCGATTTCGATTTTTTGTGGATTCCACGTCTTTTCTTAGGTTTTTCCCTAGGTACGAAATGGACAAACTTCTGCTTAGCCATTAATCGTCATCAAACATGGATCCTAAAGTATATCCACCTATAATTCCAGAAGTAACCTTACGTTTAGTAGATGATCCTAATGCTTTTTTGTAAGCATAAGAATAACCTTTTCTTGTTTTTTCTCCTGCTGCTGATAAGAAATTTAATCCTTTATCTTCAAATCCTGACATTTTTGGATTTTTCTTAGGATCTAGTCTTTTCTTGATTACTTTGTCTCCTACGATTCTTAAACCTCTTTTAAGTTTTGTGGGTCTTATTGCTTTTGCACCCATCAGACCTAATTCTGCCATTTTCGTAAATATAGCTGCTGCCATCATGTGCCTTTCTTGTTATGGTGCTGTACAAAACCCCCCTATTATGACATTTGACATTACGTCAAAGTCATTGAGGGTGATTGTAAAACCCCTGGTTTTTCTTTATGTTGTTTAGTTGTCAGCTCGTTGTTACTCGCTGTCTTTTATTTGTTTGATTAGAATTGCTATGACTTGTGAAGTCGCAATTATAATCGTTGTTATTTTAGTTGTGTTGTTTTATTTCCCTGTCGCCCTGCGAACAGGAAAATTAAACTGTTATTATATATTGGTAATTAGTTAACTCTCGCTTGTCGATTGATTAATTGATTACCGATTATGATTTAACCCCTTGATATTATTAATGATGTTGATTGTTAGTAATATTAAGACCAACGTAAATAGATAATATAAGGAGTATAATATGAAGAATGAAGATAGTTTCCATAGTGATTATATAAGTTATCCTAAAGATTGCTATGATGATAGTGTAAATGATAAGGATAAAATAAGTATAAGCAAAGACCAATATGCTAGTTTAATTCACGAAATTAGATGTTGGACACGTAATGGACACTTGGAGTTAAATCTAGGTAGATATTTTAAAATCAATAACCAATAAAGGAGATAAGTATGTTAACAACAATAATGATTACCCTATTATGTATATGGTTAGCTATAATGATATTAGGTCAAGTAATAGGTGGTGTAATAGGCTATAAAGTATTTAAGTCTTTAACCTCCGAAGAAGAAACTAAATAATGGAGAAGATAACATATAATGCGATATACCTGGTCGTTGTACTAGGTATAATCGCAGTAATATAGGAGATATATGATAACTTACAACGTAGAGATACAACTAGAGGGAGATACAGATAAGCATAGTAACTATCAGCTTATCAATTACGAGTTTCCATTCCCAGAAAATTCTATTCTAATAGAAAGGGATAAGGAAGCTAAAAGAATACAACAATCGTTTGTTACGAGTATCAAACAATCGTTGATTAATAATAATAACTAAATAGGAGTGTATATGACACAACAAACATTTAAATCATACAGAGAGACTAAAGGCCCAGAAGAAACTAATAAATGGGTAGAAGAACAAAGAGCTTTAGGTAATCCAAAGATACTATCTAAAGCTGAATGGTATGAAAAGAACAGAGTTAGACTATTAGAAGAAAGAATAGTTAGACTTGAGGCTAAACAAAATGAAACATTAGCCAAATCACCATCTAAATAGTAAAAACATACATTTATGGAGATCCAAGTGGATTATATCTGCGTGATTAGGATACTAAATGTATGGGTATACCCCCTTCTAGTAAGGGGGATTACCCTTTAATAAAGGAGATTATATGAATATATCACAAATAATAAATGCTACACCATCAGAAGTTGATAATCTTAGAGTAAAGCTAATGGATAGTATAGAGTACGATTTCGATGAACGAGAGTGTTCATTACTATATAGAATGGCTGCTTTTGATTTATTAACAGCTAGTGAGTGTAAAGCATCAATCATGCTTATGGCTCAGAAATTAGGCAATATATCAATACCAAAGGAGGACAATGACTAGAAACTTAATAGTATATAAAGTTGATTATGTTAACAAACACGAGGACTATAACACCCAGACAGGTAGATTCGTTAGAACTAAAAGAATAGTTATGACACCTGATGAGGTTAATCAGACAGGTGGCTATTGGCGTAATCATAGTAATGTAGAAAAGAAATTTAATAAAATGATGAATGATAATCAAGAAGGCTATTGGAATGGCAAATATAGAGTAGTCAGAACAAGGAAAGCAAAATGAAAAAAACACCAAAGTTTTGGACTGCTAAAGCATGGGCAGAACATATGTTACACATATCAGGTTTTACTGACATAAAGGAGGTTAAAAGTGTTCAGAGTAATACTAGAAGGAAAGTTTCGAGAAAATCCAATAAATTTAAGCAGAGCAGTAAAGCTACTGTATAACCAAGACTTTACAGGCTCTATAAGACTAGAGAACATACTATGGTGGAAAAAATACTTTCTTAAAGTAATCCACTTACGTGTGTTATATCCTAAAACTGGTTATATACAGATAGTTAAAATATACAGAGATAAGAAACCATCAATTAGAGTAGTAACTATACCAAGCAGCCCCGACAAGCGTGAGCTGTTGGTATTAAATAAAATATATGGAGGTAATCAATGAAAAAAACTAGAGAAAGACTTTGGAAATATCATGATGCATTAGTTCAAGTAATACAATGGTTAGATTCTAATAGTGATAAAAAAGGAAGGCATAGTGATAAACCAATTCGTGAAATTGTAGACAATATTTTAAATCATGAAAGAAAATTACATGAAGATTCAAATATTGAAATTGAAACAATTGAAATAGAAAAGAGGAATAATGGGTAAATGTAAACGTACACCACACAAAAGTAATATAAATGCTAATATTGCTAAGATATTGACATTACATAGAGTGTGGAATGGTTATACACAAAAGCAAATAGCACAATGTATAGAAGTAACATTCCAACAAATTCAAAAATACGAAAGATGTATTAACAGGTTACCTGGTGATCATCTTATAGATATATGTAACCAAAAAGGATGGGATCTAAATATATTTGCAGTTAATCAACCACAAGTAATATTTGATGAGTGGATGAAAACTATAGATCCTTTTGAGGATGAAAGTCCATACCCATTACGTATATCTCAAATAACAAGAGCTTGGGAGAAAATAGATAATGTAGGTAAGCATAACTACTTAACTAGACAAACTAATCCAAGATACAAAACAATGCTTGAACAAATGAAAGGAAATTAATGAATGGAATTATTACTGTTATTCGATTTGTTACTTATACTATTGGTGGTATAGCCATCAGAAAAAGTTGGAATTGGCTCACCACTGACGTGGATCCAATCCCTTATACAAAAGAGTTTGATGAAGAATATGCTCAAACTAAAGCTAAATACATAAGACTAACTAAACTAAAGGAGAAACATGATGCGTATAGAAAAAATAGGCGAACAATTAGTTAAAGCCTTTACATTACCAATTAGGGTATGTGTAGGTATTTACAATTGTGTAGAAAAAGCAACTCCAGATACATTGGAGATGCCATTTGAAATTAAAAGAAAGGAGGAAACAAATGGAAACAGTAAAAGCACCGATTAGTGAAAGAGTGGCTACTAAAGTAATGCCACTAACTAAATGGTTTGTAGAGCAATACTTTCAAACTTATGAGCTGATGTCATCAGATCCTAGGTTTAAAAAGTTACCTGCGTACAACCAAACATCTTGTATAGCTACTGTGATTATAGCAACTAACAATGCTTTAGATAAAAGCAGAGACGCTAAAAAATCTGCAGAAACATTACAAGATATTAGTAAAGCAACTGAAGAAAGGAAAGCTGTAAATGAGTAGTAGTAAAACACCTATAAGACAAGATGAGAAAGACTATCTTGATCATTTCATTGAAACAAA